TACCCGTGGGAGAAGTTAGAACGCTCTCACCAGATAACCACCGTAGCAGCGCAAAGCGAGTACGACATGCCCGCTGACTTTGGGTACATCCTGAACCAAACACAATGGGACAGAACAAACAACGTCTCTATGGGTGGGCCATTATCCGCACAGGATTGGACATACTTAAAAGGCCGTGGCCTAGCGTCAAACACCTTGTATGCCAGCTTTAGGATATCACAGGGTAAGTTTAACGTGTTCCCAACCGACCCAGCAGCAGGCACAGACCTTGATTTTGAATACATCTCTACTAATTGGGTCAGGGCTGGCGGTTCGACAGTAGAAGCCCCAACCTATCAAGACTCGGTTATTATAGCCAGTGACGTGCCTCAGTTCGATAAAACACTTATCACCCGAGCAGTAAAAGTAAAGTACCTTGAGTCAGGCGGTTTTGACACCACTAAAGCACAAGGCGATTTTAATCAGATTTTTGCTTTCTTGACTGGCACCGATAAAGGCGCACCCGTCTTAAACGCTGGCCGGTCTAGCAGGCGACACGCCTACCTGAACAGTTACAACACGCCTGACACTGGGTTTGGACTCTAACGATGATAGGCTCAGCCAGACGAACAGCAAACCGCCCACAAAAGCGGGCGCATAATGTTATGCGGTTCCCACCACCCATAGGCGGCATTGATAACCGTCTGGCGTTAGGTGGTAACGACCCTAACCATTGCATCTACACCTACAACCTAATGCCCAGTGAAGAGGGCATGGTTGTTCGTGAGGGCTACAGAGAATGGCAGATAACCGTAGATGATGGCTCGGGCGCTGGCATACACACGATGATACCCTTTAATTCCGAAACTCCATCAGAAGACAAACTGTTTGCGGTTAATAACGAAGGTATTTGGGATGTCACGGTCTACGGCGCAACCGCTTCAAAAGTAGCTACTTTTAGCGACACGTCGGCTGATGCAGGCTACGGCACGTTTACACGGTTTGTAAATCAAGCCGAAGTGGACGTAATGTTTTACGCTGATAATCTAAACGGACTGTGGAAATACACAGTAAGCACTAACACTTGGGCCGTGCCCACTGACATAACGGGGCTTGTAGAAGCCGAAGTAAACTTTGTCACAGTGTACAAAAATAACGTCTGGTTTGGCGTTCGGGAAAGCACTGTAGGCTACTACCTGCCTGTGCTGGCTAGCTCGGGCACCGTGGCAGAACAGTTTTTCGGTGACAAATTTAAGATGGGTGGCGCTTTAAAAGGGCTATTCAACTGGACAGTAGACGGCGGCAACGGCCTTGATGACATACTGGTTGTTGTGAGCAGTGCAGGCGATGTGATTGTCTACGCAGGCTCAGGCCCAGCCGAAAGCGATTGGGGCATGAAAGGCATTTACTATATCGGTGACATACCCAACACCCCGCGTTTTGGTAGTGAGCAGGGAGGCGAGTTATACCTATTGTCCTCCTACGGCATAATCAGTATGAATGATTTATTACAGGGCGTTGATACTGCCGAGATTATGAAAACCACAGGCGCTAGCATGTCGGCTAAAATAGCCCGCAGCATACGGGCTGATATGAAAAAGAACATAGATCAACGTGGCTGGGGTGTATCAGTAGTGCCCTCGCAAGGCGGCATATTATTATCCACCCCGCAAGTAGGCAGTGAGCCGTATCAACAATTTTTCTACAACTTAGCTGTTAATGGTTGGGGGATAATGCGGGGTGTGCCTATGGAGTGTTCTACCAGCTTTAACGATAACCTGTACTTTGGCACGGCTGATGGCAGGGTTATGATCATGGATTCTGTCGTAGATAATGCACTTATAACCCCTGTAGACCCACCAATAAACGGCGATGCAATTGAATTTTCTATCCTTACTGCATTTAGCAGCATGGGAGAAGACGGCACGTATAAACGTCCTCATCTAATCCGGCCTGATTTTATATCCACACTGGCACCTTCGCATACTTCTCAAATACGCTTTGACTACGACATCACAGAAGGCGTGAACAACGCACTGACCGCGCCAACCCCTTCAACGTCGGCCTTATGGGACACGGCCTTATGGGAGACAGCGGTTTGGGGTTCTGATGCTGGCGACATTTTCCCGTCTATGGGCGGTGCATGGGGCTATGGCCGATACTGTGCGGTAGCCACTAAGGGAACTTGCAGGGCAGGTACTAACCTTATAGGGTGGGACGTTATCTACTCAACTGGTGGGGTCATGTATTAATGAACATTGAGTTCAGACAGTTTATAGGCCACTACGATTGGGGCTGGTGTAATTTGCAGGTAGGTATTAAGCGGTGTGAAGACACTGACGGCATAATGGCTATCGACCTAGACACCAATACTACTGTCGGGGCTTGCATCATGGACAACTGGACAGCGAATAGCGTCCAGTGTCATTTTATGCTGACTACACCGCTGGTATTGAAGCATGGATTCTTAGATTTGTGCTTTGACTTCATGTTCAATATAATGGGGGTGTCGCGTGTATACGGTCTAGTACCGGCTAACAACGAGAAAGCAGTTAAATTTAACACCCATATTGGCTTCACAGAAAAAGCCAGAATGGACGAAGCCTTTGAAAAAGGCGTGGACTATTTATTAATGGAGCTGAAACAAGAAAACTGTTTGCACCTCCCTAAACAAGAAAAGGCGGCATAGCATGGGTAAAAAATCAGGGCCAGCACCCCCAGACTTGACAGGCGCAGCAACAGTCGAAGGCGAGTTTGCGCGAGAAACAGCCCGCGACCAAGCCTACGCGCAAAACGCAGATCAAAACAACGCTTTAGCTAGCAGCCAGTTTACGCAAGAGCTAGTAATCGATCCTGCAAGTGGTGAGCAGGTGACTAAATGGGTCAATAACCAAACCTTGTCAGACCCTATGCAACAGCAGTTTGACACTCAGAATTCAACTAACCAATATTTAGCCGACACCGCTAACAGTATGGGTAGTCAGGTCAGACAAGACTTGGGCACCCCCGCTGAATTTGACCAGTTTGGGTCAGGGCAGCTAGGGCCAGCCGCCACAACAGGCAATGAGCAATTTAGCTACAGCAGCGACAACCGTGGTAGGGCAGAAGATGCAGCCTACCAAAAGGCCACTAACCGGCTAGACCCCAGAATGGAGAAAGAACGGGCTACACTCGAACGACAACTGACTAACCGTGGCCTTCGGGCCGGTGATTCAGCGTTTGATTCAGCTATGGGCAACTTTGGCAACCAGAGCAACGACGCCTATGAGCAAGCTAGGCTAGGCTCGGTAGCTCAAGGCCGTATGGAAGATAGTCAGTCTTTTAGTCAGGCTCAAAATTCCTTTGGTACTAACCGCGCCTCTGAACAGCAGCAGTTTGATCAAGGCACACAGGCCACTAATCAGGCTAATGCATTAAGGTCACAAAACATTCAAGAGTATTTAGGCAAGCGTAATCAAAGTCTTAAAGATCAAAACGCACTTAGAGACTCAAACACTAACAGCAAAGTTATTAGTGACTTTGGAAGCGGAGGCTAACTATCATGGCAATTAATTTTGGGCCACAAGCAAGATACGAAAGGGCAGCAACCCCACAGTTTGCAGCAGCAGCAGCAGCCGAAGGGCGGCAGGCTCAACAAGCTAACGCTCAGGCCAATGCATTGCGCTCACAAACTTTGTTAGGCGCAGGCAATCTTTATAACGCAGGCATGGGAGATAAAAGCCCTATTGCTGATATGCTATTTGACGAAAGCGCGGCACCTAGCGGCATGGTTGATGGTGCAATGGCAGGCGAAGAAGCTAGCAGGATGAGTGTAAACGAGCTGGTAAACCCCTTTGACACTGTGGGCGGTGCCGGTGATATGGGCAGCAGCGCAGTAGCCACTCCCTTTATCGAAGAAGGCGCACAGCAGGTCACAGAATTAGGCACACAGGCAGCATTAGATGCTAGCACTGGCGCTGCATTAGAAGCTGGCACAACCGCAGCGGCAGGTGCAGGCGGTTTTGGTGCTGCATTATCAGCCGCTAACCCTTACATTTCAGCCGCGCTATTAGCTGACAGACTTGGAATTTTTGGGTAAACGCTATGGAAAAGTTAAACGCATTGACTTTAGCTCTTAGGCAGAACGCACAAGGCGAAGCTGACTTAGGCGGGCTAAACGAAGATTACGCAAGAGCAGAAAACATGCGTAACACGTCCAACGCAAAGGTTAATCAATATGGCACGGTGTCACCATTCGCGGTGATGGCGGATGTCATTAATCAATCGCGTGGGCGTAAAGACATGCGCGAGATAGCACCACAGCGCACAGCCGCTAGATCATCCGTGGCCGATAACGCCAATGCACTGCCTTTGTACAGAGCGCAACAAATGGAGCAGCAAAACGCCTACGACAAAACCATAGATGCCCAGAACCAACAAAATGTCGTTAATGCCAGAGCAGACACTAACGCGAATAGAGCGCTTAAACAGACTATGGATGCGGCTGAACTTAAAGCTGAACAGGACAAATACGCTAGCGAGCAAAGCCAGCGGGCCACAGGGCCTACAGCGTACACTGATACAAAGTCTGGAAATACTGTCTATGTGTCCCGTGACAAGGCCGGTAACTTTATCAACAGTGAGGGTACTAT